CAAGTTTTTGATGACGCAGCCCCGTCCCCGCACCGGTTCCCGTTGCAGGTGCTGCTCGGCACCGAGCCGGCGAACGAGCGGATCCGCACCGCCGCGATCCGCCACATGCACGACCTCACGCGCGACGACATCTATTTCGACGACGAGGAGTTCGCGGCGTTCGCGGCGACCGTCGCCCAGCTTCGCATCACCGACGGACACGAACTCAGCGGCCAACCGGTCCGGCTCCTGCCCTGGCAGACGTGGGTCCTCGGCTCGATCCTGTGCTGGAAGAAGACCGCGACCGGCGGGCGCCGGTACAAGACGGCTTTTCTCGAGTGCGGGCGCGGGGCCGGCAAGACGACGCTCGCCGCGACCCTGATGCTCCACCTTGCGACGAGGATCGAGGGCGCCGACTTGGTCACGATGGCGAACACGGTGGTCCAGGCCCGACAGGCCTACAACGCCATCCAGACGTTCGCCCGCGATGCGTGGGGCGACCACCGGGAAGACGACTCGGCGGACTCGGCCCTGTTCGAGTGCACCGAGCGCGAGATCCGATGCCGGACCACGAAGGCGAAGATCCGGTCCATCGCCTCGAAGTCGAACAGCCTCGACGGTCTGAAGGCGATCGCCTACCTGCTCGACGAGACCTCGGAGGCGACGTCGTTCTGGATGCGCAAGATCACCAGCGCGCTTCCGAAGCTCCGAGACGCCTTCATGCTCAGCGTCACGACCCCGGGCGGCATGGACGTCCCCGGCGGGCGGGAGTCCCCGTACTACCAGCTTCGCCGGCTTGCGACCGACGCCCTTGAGGAGGAGAACTGGGACAAGCTGAACACGTTCGCGGCCCTGTTCGGCATCGACGACGACGACGACATGCGGGACCCCGAGACCTGGCGGAAGGCCCAGCCCAGCCTCGACCACGTCATCCCACGGGACGCTTACGAGTCGATCCTCGCCGAGTACGAGTCGCAGGGTCGGCTCGGCGACTTCGAGCGCTTCCAATGCTGTCGGTTCTCGACGTCGGACGCCTCGTGGATCGCGACCGACCTGTGGCGCGAGCTGGTCGACCCGAAGGCGGCCAGTATGCCCCGGGACAAGGCGACCGCGATCTACGCGGCGGTCGACTTCTCCAAGTCCTTCGACATCACGTCCCTGTGCTACGGGTTCTGGGAGGGGCCGAGCCTCCACCTCCGATGGCATCATTGGGTGATCTCCCAGCCGAACGCCAACGTCCGCCGCGACTACCAGAAGCACCTCGACACCTGGCGGCAACGGTCGAACGTGACCGTCTGCGAGCACTCGGTCCAGTACGAGCTGATCCGCGAGTACCTGTGGGGCCTGAAGCGCAAGGGAAACCTGAAGCTCGTCGGGTTCGATGCCCTCGGCGGCATGAAGCTCAACGTCGACGACTGGGGCTCCGCCGAGGATAAGTACAACCCGGCGACCGATCTCCCCATGCACTCGATCCCGCAGACGGTCGTGGCGCTGGGGCCGGCGACGTACCTGTTCGAGTCGATGATCCGGGACGGGTCGATCGTCCTGCCGGACGACCCCGTCACCGAGTACGCGCTCGCCAACGTCAAGCTGGAGACGAACGTCAACGGGGACCGCCGACCGAGTAAGATGCGCAGCGGCGGCATCATCGACCCGGTCGTGGCGATGATCATGCTCGGGTCGGTCCTGATCAAGGAAAACGCCGCCAAGCCCGGCGCGTACTCCACCGGGGGGGACATCGCGATATGAGCGTCTTCGGACTCAACCTGCGCCGCCTGTTCCCATGGCCGAAGCGCACCCAGGTATCGGGCGGCGCGTTCGCCGACTTTCCGTACATGCCGCGGACGGCGCCGCTCACGCCGGAGGCCTTCACCGCGGTCCCGTCGTCGGCGCTTCGGCTGCCGCCGGTCTACCGCGCGGTCAACACGATCTGCAACGACCTCGCGCGGATGCCCATCTGCGGGCACTACTACGGGGACGGCTGGGAGCGCATGGATCGCGAGGACTACCTCGACATCTACAGCGTCCTCAACGAGCAGGCGAACGACTTCCAGTCGGCGTTCGACTGGAAGATCTGGATGGTCGAACAGTGCCTGATCTGGGGCAACTCGTTTTCGGTGATCAGCCGGCGGGGCGACGACGTGTACCAGCTGATCCCGATGGGATCGGCGGACGTCCAGCTCCTGCGCGATGACCAGGGCCGATGGATCTACCAGACGTCCGAGTACGGCGAGGTGCCGCCCGAGGACATCCTGCATTTCCGGATGGCGGGAAGCCAGCGCCTTGGCTGGGGCGACTCGCCGGTCGCAACCTGCGCGTCCTCGCTGGTGCTCGCCCGCCTGATCGAACAGTCCGGTATCGAGCAGTACCGCTCGCCCGGGATCGGCAAGGTCGCCATCACGACCGAGGAGGCGGTCGGCGCCGACGCGGTCCGCCAGATGCAGGACGCCTTCAAGAACGCGCACTCGGGCTCGGAGGGGATGCTCCGCCCGATTATCGTGCAGAACGGCGCGTCGGTCGAGCAGATCGGCCAGAGCCTCGTCGACAACGACTGGATCCAGGCGCGCAAGAGCGCGGTGGAAGACGTCGCCCGCATCTTCGGCATCCCGCCGTTCGTGCTGTTCGCGGAGACTGGAAACACCTTCACGATGGAGCAGTCGCGGGCGTACACCGACAGCCTGAACCAGTACGCGGCGCGGTTCTCCGCCGAGCTGTCGATGAAGCTGTTCCCGGACAACCCGGATTTCCGGGTGACGTTCGACGCGACCCAGCTCATGCGCGGCACGTTTGCGGAGTCGGTGTCCGCATACCAGACCGCGATCCAGACGGGCATCATGGTGCCGAACGAGGCCCGGGCCGAGCTTGGGCTTCCGCCGATCGACGGAGGGGACGACATGTTCGTCGGCCCCAACATGCAGTCCGGGGGGACTACCGATGACGACTCCGAAGATGGAGATCCGGCGCCTGACCGTGGGCCGGATGGATCCGACGTCGCCGACGTCTGAGGATCGCACGATCGAGGGGACCGCGGTCCCCTTCAACAAGCTCAGTCATCCGATCGCCGGCGAACGATCGCGGACCTTCCGCGAGAAGATCGAGCCGGGCGCTCTGACCTGGGACGACCGGACCGTGCTGCTCACCCAGCACGACCAGCGCGGCGTGCCGCTGGCGCGGATCGGTTCGGGCACGATGAGCATGACAAACGGCGAAGACGGCGTGCGCTTCCACGCTATACTGCCGGAGTCTCGCCAAGACGTGCGGGAGGCCCTCGAACGCGGGGACCTTTCGGGGGACGTGTCCATCGGGTTCATCGTCGAAGATGACCGATGGCTTCACGGTAAGAAGGGCTCAGTGCGAACCGTGACACAGGGTCACATCGTCGAGCTGAGCCTCGTTTCGACCGGCGCCTATGCGGACGCCGCCATTTCCGGGGGGGCCTGATGGCCGATCTGATCAGCATGCGCGCCGACGCCATGGAAGCGCGGAAGAGGATCGACTCGATCCTCAACATCGACGGGGAGCTCACGGTCGACCAGGAGCGCGAGCTCGAACAGGCCGACACCGAGCTCCGGACCCTGACCGAGCAGATCAAGAAGGCCGAGGTCCGCGAGAGCGCATCCGAGGCCCTCGCGCTGCCGACCTACGACTCGCGGGCGACTCGCCGGCCGGTTTCGCGGCCGAACCTCGACAGCCGGCAGCAGTTCCTGTCGAACCTGCGGCAGGCGATCCGCAACGGCGGGATGCCTGAGGAGCGCGCGTACTCGTCGCCTCTCGACTCGGGGAACGAAGCGTCGGCCCTGATGCCGATCGACCTGCAGGACGAGATGATCCGGCTGCTGTCGAACGTCTCGGCGGTTCGCCAGGCCGCGACTGTTCGGTCGTACGGGAACGATGTCGAGATCCCGGCGGTGTCGACTCGCGCCACCATCACCGCAACGACCGCCGAGGGCATCACGTATGACCCGATCGGTCCCGAGTTCTCCAACCTCCGCATCCGGTCGTACAAGTCGGCGGCCGAGACGCAGGTGACTGAAGAGGTTCTCAACGACGCCCGAGGCGGGGTGGTTAGCGAGATCCTTCAGCAGCACGCCGAAGCGCACGGTTACTTCTGGGAAACCCTGTTCCTCGGAACCGCGGCTGCTCAGGGCGCGGGCGCGCCCGACGGTCTCCTCGCCTCTGACTTCACATCTGTACCTGGCGCGCCTACTGACAGGATTGCCGGTGGTACCGGGACGTCGGGTTCGACTACCTTTGCTTCGGTCACTTACGAGGATCTCGTCGAGACTGCGTACGGGATGCCCGCGGCGTACTGGAACACGCCGAAGAGCTGGATCGTCGGACCTCAGATGTACCGGGCGCTGCTCGCGCTCAATGACGACGTGGGCCGTCCGATCCTGCTGCCGCAGGCGACCGGAACCGCGCAAGAGTCCCGGCTGACCTGGAACCTGCTCGGCTACCCCGTGCTCGTGTCCGACGCCATGCCCGTGCAAACTGCGGGCGGATATGCGGCCGTGCTGCTCAGCCGTGAGTCGTATGTGGTCGCCGATCGTGTCGGTCCTGGCGTTGCCTCGCAGGTCGATCCCTACACCTACGGCAACAAGGGCATCACCGCGTACCGAACCATGCTCCGATGCGACGGCCGATGGCTTCGGCCGTCCAGCTCGGGCCGGCTTCGTCTCGCGGCTACCTGATCGGCCCGAGATCTCCAGACGGCGGGCCCGGACTCCTTCGGGAGCCGGGCCCGCTTCTTCGAGGGGGACCCTATGCTCGACATCGTCACCCAGACCGCGCACGACTACCAGGTCGCCGAGTTCCGCGATCACTGCCGCATCCCGTGGACGGTCGACGATCCTGCGATCCAGCGCTCCCTCGACGCGGCGGTGCTCGCGTTCGAGCGGATGACGAACCACTACGTCCGGTCGACCACGATCGACTGCATGCTGAAGCCCGGCGACATCGTCCCGTTCGGACCGTCGCCGACGCTGGTGTCCGTCACCCAGGTCGATCTCGACGACGACACCGAGACGGCCGTGACCGCGCAGTGGGCGATCCGCAAGGGCTGGGGGGCGTCGGTGATCTCGCTGCGGTCCGACGGCGACTGGTTCCCTCGCGAGTACGAGTACCGCTTCCGGCTCTCGACCGCGGGCTCGTCCGACGCCATGATCAAGGCCGCGATCTTCGGCATCGGCGAGCACTTCTTCCAGCACCGCGGGGTCGTCGACGCCGGCGCGTACGCGGAGATCCCATACACCGTGCGGGCGATCGTCTCCAACTA